CCACGGTGGTGGGAAAGTTGAAGAGCTTGGGCTACAATCCCGTATTGACATAGTCAATGGTACATTAGGGAAAGCCTATGGAGTCCAAGGTGGCTATATTGCTGCCGATGCAGAAGTCATTGACGCCATCCGTTCTGTAGCTGCTGGATTCATATTCACAACATCAATGAGCCCTGTTAGTTGTGCAGGAGCATTGGCTGCTGTTAAGTATCTCAAGGATCACCCCGAGCTTAGAGACAAGCATCAAGAACGTGCTCGTAAACTAAAACATAGATTGGCTGTGGCTGGTATGCCTGCGATGGAATGCACTACCACACATATCGTTCCCATACTGGTAGGGGAAGCTGTGCGTTGCAAGGCTATCAGTGATGAACTACTCAACGAACATAACATCTATATACAGCCTATCAACAGTCCCACAGTTGCCGTAGGCACAGAGCGGTTGCGTATTGCTCCTACTCCGTTTCACGATGATGGTATGATTGAAGATCTAATTATTGCCCTACAGGCAAGTTTTAGTAAGTTTGGTTTGAACTGAGGTAATTAAAGTATTCTTTAATACCTTCTTGAACAGTAACAAATCCTTTAACATCAACTCCTGCACTTTCCAAATATCCTGTAGAAGCGCAGGTGCTTTTTTGATACTGTGCTTTTAGATCTTCTGGCATTGGAATCTCTACTCTATCTCCGTCCTTGTTCATTAGACATTGTGTAGCCACATATGAAAAACTTGTGGCATTGCCTGTGCCCAGATCGTAGACGCCTTCTTTATAATTGTTTAAGAAATGATAGACTGTGCGGGCAACATCTTCTACGTAGATAAAGTCTCTAGTGTATAGATCAGAGTTTTCAAAGATCTTTAATTGTTTTGTTTCAGCTAATTGATTATACCAATGGAATGGCGTTGATGCCATACGTCCTTTATGATACTCATTTGGTCCATAGACATTAAACAATCTAAGAATAACACCGTTGGTAATTTCTTGTTCACTGGCTAACTTGCTAAATGCATAATGATTTAATGGGCCGTTGCCGTTACCATAGACTGCTGCTGAACTGGCAAAGATAAATTGCTTGTCTTGATCTCTACAAAGGTCATGCCACCGTCTTGTGCTCAATACATTAGTTTGATAAATGCTACTCCAGTCACGCTCTAGTGTGGAACTGTTAGCACCAAAGTGTATGACACAATCAAAGTCTTTGATATCTGTAACCATCTCTTTGGTTGAATGTAAACCTAGATATCTTTTACCTATTAAATTCTTGAACTGGTCACCTGTAGGTAAATCGTCAAACAGATAAACATCAGTGATGCCTTGTTTGTTCAAGTATCCTAATATCACGCTGCCAATAAAACCGCCGGCTCCTGTTAGTGCTATCATTCTATTTCTTCCCAAGAAGGTGCGTACACTCCTAGGTGTTGCACAGTTATACTGGCAGCATGAATAGCACAAACTACTGCTTCCTTTATGTCTTTTTGCAATAGATAATTAACTGCTAAAGCAGCAAGGAATGTATCTCCAGCCCCAGTGACATCTACTACTTCTACAATAGGTGCAGGGATGTCTATATCGTGATGAACAACCTTTGCTCCTCGACTGCCTTTAGTAACAATAAGTCCTGTGCATTCTGTTTTAATTTTACTATACTCTAGTTCGTTAATTTTTACCCAGGCCCCTTGGAATCGTTCTAGGTCAGTTTTCTTAGTATCAATAAAAATAGGAATACTAAGAGCAATTAGTTCTTCTATTAGTTCGTAACTAACTGTTCCTTTATTGTAATCGCTGACTACTATAGCATCATAAGTGTCTGGGATGATGGCATCAAATGTAATAGGCGTTGACACTACATCGTTATCTATACGAACAATCTGTTGTCGACTACGTTCATCGATAAGTCTAGTCTTAACGCTTGTTTCACCAAACAGGTAATTTACTTTGCATCCAAGTGCTTCTAAATTTTTAGCCACATTACCAGCCATACCTTCACGTTCTTCTTTATATGTAGGTACAAATACAGGCACAGGTGCTTCGGGACTTAATCTATCAATAGTTCCATATTGATAGATATCCTTGCAGTTATCACCTACTAGTAATATCTTGAATTGTCTTTGTTGTTGAGTAGTTGCCAAGTCTGTCATAAAATTTTATCTGTTTGCAGTATTCTGCACCTATAATAGGTTTGTCTTGATAGTCGCTGCCCTTGACCATAATGTCTGGTTCAAATCTTTTAATCAAGTCTATCAGTTCTTGATCCGTATCAAATATTTCTACACGATCCACATACTTTAGAGCAAACAACATACTAGATCTTTCGTATTCGTTGTTGATTGGTCTTTCATTGCCTTTTAGTTCTTTAATTCTACGATCGCTATCAGTTAATACTAACACATAACTGTCAGGGAACCCTCTTGCATATTCTAACAACTTTAAATGTCCTAGGTGTAAGATATCAAAGGTGCCGTTAACAACAACTTTGGTCACGGCAAGGTCTCAACGAACGATGCAAGATCGTCAAAGATAATGGTTTTCTTTTTCAAATTCCTATAGGTAAACTTTTGTAGATCTTTTTCAGTTTCTGATCCATAACCAGTACGTACTAGCACAGGCTTGGCTCCTATATTAACTGCGGCTTTGAGATCACTTAGCTTGTCTCCTACATAATATCCTTCTTTGAATTTTATATAGGGTACGTCTTTTTCACAGCGTTTGAACATACCCACATTGGGTTTGGCCATTAGATCATCTTTGCTGTTTGTGGTGCTGTAGTACAGAGCATCAATGTAATCGCAGCCTGCTTGGCCAAAAAGATCAAACATATGTTTGTGTAATTCATCTACGTCATCTGGTCCGTACAACCCTTGACTAATTCCTGCCTGATTGGTTATGATTGCAGTTTTATATCCTTTGCGCCTTAGGCTGGCAATAGCTTCAATGCTACCTGGAATAGGTTCAAAGTCTTGTTTTTTCCAACAATAGGTACCGAGGTCTCGATTGATCACTCCGTCTCTATCTAACCCTACAACACACTTATGTGCCTGTTTTGTCTGCGGTATCTGATATCGTCCCACTTTGACTATCTCCTGGTAAAATTCTATAATTATCTTCAACAGAGTCTGCTGTGCTAACTTCGAAAATCATAGAATTTGGTTCCATGGCTTCTAGTTGATGAGGTAGCATAGGAGGATTCCTCCAGGTTTCCCCTTCCTTTAATTCTTTTTCATAGACAGTAGCAGTCTGCGTATCAATATATCTCAATTTAAATCTACCGCTGTTAACAAACCAAGTTTCATCTTTTTCTTTATGAAAGTGCATACTGAACTTGGCACCTACACGTTCAAATATCATGATCTTGCCGCAGTATTTGTCGTTGGTGGCCCAAATGATTTCATAACCCCAACCCTTGTCTACTTTACCTTCTAGTCTTTGTGTCATTATCGTTTCTCTATAATTTTATCGATCAGCCCATAATCAAGAGCTTCTTGGGCAGACATGAATTTATCTCGTTCCATATCTGCTGTTAGTTGTTCAAAGGTTTTGCCTTTGCTGTTGTGCTTTTGATAGATGCCTGTAAGTTCTTTCTTCATCTTTAGAATTTCTTCTACTTGAATCTGCATATCAGTTGCCTGTCCTCGAGCACCGCCACTGGGTTGATGAATCATATGACGAGCACTAGGAAGCATAAATCGTTTGCCTTGTGCGCCAGCTGTAGCCAAAAGCGATCCCATAGAGCAGGCCTGGCCCATTACATAGGTAGCTACAGCTGGTTTGATAAATTGCATAGTATCGTAGATACTTAACCCAGCAGTGACAACTCCGCCTGGACTGTTAATAAACAAACTAATGTCTTTGTCTGGGTTCTCACTTTCTAAAAACAGCAGTTGTGCTACAATTACATTGGCCATTCCATCTTCAACAGGTCCGTTCAGCATAATGACACGCTCTTTTAACAGTCGGCTGTAGATATCATAGGCCCGTTCGCCCTTGCTTGAAGATTCAATTACCATCGGTACTAGAGTCATTCGAAAATCCTTTGTAAATAATGTTGTATCATATATTTTATACGAAAAAGTCTTGTTTTGCAAGTAATCTGAATGTATAATGATTGCATAAGTTAAATATGTGGCCAATAACGGATTAATTAATTAAAAATGAGCAGCACACTTTTATTGAACGCAGATATGCAACCTGTGAGCCTATTACCACTTAGCATTGTAGATTGGCAAGAGTCCATTCGCTATCTAGTGTTAGATAAGGTTGAAGTATTAGAATGGTATGACGATTGGGTAGTTCATTCTGCTCGATGGAGTACCCGTGTACCCGCGGTTGTGATGCTTAGAGACTATCAACGTCCGAAAAGTTCAATACGTCTAAGTAAGAGAAATATTTTTCTAAGAGACGAATATCGATGCCAGTATTGTGGTACAGATGTTACAGATGCTAGTGCAACCCTAGATCACGTACTACCTGTAAGCAAGGGCGGTAAGACCACTTGGGAAAACTCAGCTACGGCCTGTAAGCCCTGCAACTATCGCAAGGCTGCAAGTACCAAAATGAAACCAAAGCATACGCCTTATAAGCCACATTTTTGGGATCTAGTTGAAAAACGCAAAAAACGTGGCTTTCATCTCCAGCATCCTAGCTGGGTTAACTACCTGGGCTAAATATTGATATGAGATTTTTTGAAATAAACGAGCCTAATACACCGCCTGCTCCACAGACTGGTGTTCCTCCTGTAGATGCAACTAAAGAGCCACACCCTGCTGACAAACAGCCTGCGGCACCTGCACAACTCAAAGCCAAAGTTAAACGTAAAGGAGACGGGCCGTTTGTTATTAACGATATTACCTATGCTAATCGTACAGATCAAGATGCAGAAGTAGCTGCTATCAAAGCCGCATTAATTGATGAATTTCCTTCAGTGAATGTGCGTAATGATCTAGAAGATATCAACGCTGGCAAGAAGATTCCCAGCATTAGAATTTTAAATGCTTTACCTAGAGACAAGGTATTGGGTGTGTTGAAAGATGCAGGTTATCAATTGGCTAATACCAAAAACGATGTGCAGATTGTATCCGGAACATATCAAAATTTTATCTATACATTTACCAAGAATAACATCGTCTTTACTGTTGTTATTGCGGGCAAAGGTGCAGGTGAAGGACAAGAAGGCAAATGCCAAGTTGGTATTCAAATGTTGCGCCCTGAGAAGTTTGGGCTCAAAGGCGTCGACTCTACTAAATCAGAACTAGCTGCTAGGGTTAAGACTGCAATTCCCAAGGTTGCCAAGTCTGATCCTATACTGCAACAGGCCCTAAGTCAATTGATTGATGTTGCTATGGGAGATCGTTCAACGGTGGATGCTCCGTTAATGGATCACATCAGTGGATGCCTAAACCTAATCAGTCAAGATTTTGGTGAAATACTAACTCCTATTATTCTTGCAGACGGAGAAGGAGATATTATATCCTTTTCTAAAACCTCAAACAAACCATTAATTGATGTTGATGTTAAAGGAATCCCTGTAGCTGTCAAGAGCCTAGGTGGAAGCGGTAACAGTTTCTCTGCTATTCGTGATATGATTGATGACTACGAGAAATCAAAGAAAGAAGAAGACCCAGCCTGGGAAGCTAATAAGACATTTAGTATTCTAAAAGACTTTGTCAGCAAAGACGGCAAGACCAACGACAAATTAATCCGGGCTGCTCAACTTGCTGGGGTGCCTGAAGCTGTGGCGTTGAACAAAATTTTAGGAGCTAGTCCGCAAAACTATTCTCAAATGGAAACGGCTGTTTCAGCTCTAGTTCAAACGCTGTCAACAACACCTGAAGGCCAGAAAAATTTGTATGCTGCCTACCTAAAGACCATTTGGCCAGCGTCAATAGCTGCTAATAGGACTAGAGGAAAACCAACACTGCCTGGGGAGAAACCAAAGCCTCCAGTACCAGTAGGCCTTCCTGGGGACTATCGTTCTTACATCAAAGACGGTGCAGGGGAAACAAAGCAAAGCAACAAATCAGCAGGCAAGAAGAAGTTTGATGCTAACTTTGTTCGTGCCGCAAGCCGTCAACTTACATATATGTTAGGCATGGGCTTCCGCAATCAAGTTGTTGAAGGTGACGACAAAAACGAAATGGAACAAACTATTACCAACGTAATGACTCGCAAAGATGCTATCGCAGCCAAAATTACCATCAATGGTGATGGATCGATTAAGGTTATCAAAACAGCATTTAAAGATCTCAAGTTTGGCTATCAATATCACGCAGGCACGGATACTGTAGACCAAAATGCTCCTGGATTCCACATTCAATTCACTTGACAACTAGCAGTAGATGTTGTATAATTACAGTATGACTACTACACTTATTCAAGGCGACTGCACTGAAGTTGCAGATCAAATCAAAGATGCTTCGGTTGACTTTCTGTTAACTGATCCTCCTTATAATATTTCCAGTGATGGTGCTAAACCTGTTTGGATTGACAAAGAAACAGGCGAAAACAAAAACACCATCCATAGTCAAAAGTTCAGTGAGAGCTTTGACGAAGATTGGGATGCCGTCACGCACGAACAATTCTTGTTCCAATTAACTCAATGGAGTGAAATGTGGTATAAGAAAGTACGTAAAGGCGGAACATTTGCTGTGTTTATCAGCGATCAATATGTCAGCTATCTTTGGAAAGTTATGGCCGATGTGGGCTTTGAACCAAAACGTGTTTGGTCTTGGAAGAAGCCTGCGGCAGTTCCGTTCAATCGGCACGTGAATCCTGTTAGTGGTTGCGAATATATACTTTGGGGTATCAAGCCCGGAGGCAAGCGAACATTTAACAGTGACACAGATCTAAACAGTATTGTTGATCGATATGCTGTAGCAGACAAGGTATCCAGTATCGTCTATAGAGAAATCAAAGATGGGCTGGCCAATCGCAGTTTGGATGCTATATTTGCAGATGCCCAAAAAGAAGCACAGGCAATGATTGACAGCCGTAAGCAGAGCAACGGCAAGGTACAGGCTATTATACCTAACACCATTACCTACAGTGGCGGTTTGGGTAAAGATAAAATCCATCCTACTCAGAAGCCTACAGAGATATTGGAATACTTTATTGAACTGTGTACCAATCCAGGCGATCTTGTCCTAGATACATTTGCAGGATCGGGCAGTACCGGCATCGCGGCAAAGAACACAGGACGGAACTGCGTTCTCGTAGAACGTGACGCCAAGATGTTTGCCAAAATGAGCGAACGATTTGCGGATCGGTCCAATCCTGCACTAGATCATCCTAATTTATTCATAGAAACTGATTGACAGATTAGCCTAACGGTGCTATACTATTAGCATAGTAAACGATTAGGAGCAGAAATTGCGCACACAACCACAGACAGTTATTCAACAGCTGGAAGCTGATAACAGCCGTTTGAGCAAAGAACAAATTCTAGATATGGCAGCTAAGGAAGGACTTGTAGAGTTCTTTGAAGGCCTGCGTATGGCACTAGATGGCCTATATACATTTGGTGTCAAGCAGGTACCAATTAGCAAGCAAGACGGGCAAGGTCTCAGTTGGGACAACTTCCTTGAACTAGCAGACAGCCTTCGTCGTAGACAGCTTACTGGCCATGCAGCCAAAGATGCCATTGAGTTGGCTATGGGTGTGGCTACTAAAGAACAATGGAACGATTGGTATCGACGTATTCTTATTAAAGATTTGCGTTGCGGAGTCAGCGAAAAGACCGTAAACAAGGTTCTTAAAATACACGAAGGCATCCCACGTGTGCCAGTCTTTGAAGTAATGTTGGCTCACGATGGTGCCAATCACGACAAGAAGATTGTGGGCAAGAAACTGCTAGAACCCAAACTAGATGGAGTTCGAGCTGTTACAGTGGTAGACTATGAAAGCCGTACTGCCACAATGTACACTCGTAATGGCAAAGTATTAGACAACTTCTCACACATTACAGACTACCTAGAAAAGCATATGGACGAGATCGGACGTTCATATGTACTAGATGGTGAAGTAGTTAGTAATTCATTCCAGGACCTTATGAAGCAGGTTCACCGTAAATCAGATGTGCAGGCTCAAGATGCACGTCTATGCTTGTTCGATGTTGTTCCACTTGTGGAGTTTAAAGCTGGCAAGAGTGTGATGGGACAGCGTCGACGTTCTAAG